GGTGGGTAGGAAACGACTGAAACCTGACCCGTAGCAAGGTTGGAGAGCAGGGTCGCATCGGACACATCTGAGTAATTAGATTGATCCTCTAGCAAAGGCCAGCCAGCCGCGATCTTAGAACCATCGATTGCCGTAGCTGTCAGTCTGCCCGGATTAGAGCCAGCCCCTAGCGCATAGAGAGTATTGGCGGCGGTGCTTCCGTCTTCAGGCCATGTGTATTCAATGATGTTTCCAGGCAATTCAAAGACTGGAACCGTGAGGGAAGTCGCTGAATACTTGCGCCCATAACGCGGATAACCTAAGCGTAGAAGCTTTGCGGGGTTGCCGTTGGAATCGTAATAAATGTAAATGTTGAAATCGAACCCAGTTGCGGACCGGGACAAGTCTTGAATGAGAGAGAAAACTGTTTTGTATTCGTAGCCATAGACGGTGCGGTTGATAAGGACGCCTGAAGTTTCTCCACCTAGTTGCACTCCGATGTTGCCGTTTGTAGCGGCTTGAGCATTAGTAATAAGAGTTTGAACAGCCGTGAGTTGGTCGGTGCTAGTGAAAACTGTGTCAGTCGTGATTCTTCTTCGCTCGAAATAAGACTCGAACTCTCTGGCAGTTAATTTAATTCTCTGTGATTTTGAGTTGTATTCTCGCGCCCAAAGAACCCCGCCCCATACTAGAACTCCATCGCGGTCTACATAAACGGCGGTGCGAGCAGGGATAGTCGCATTAGCCACATTGAGGTTTGTTGTATTGACACCTGAGATAAGTAGCTCTCCCGTAAAGGTTCCTGCCGTGTTTAACTGTTGCGTAAAATTGACAGCCGTTAGCGGTAACTCAGCAAGGATGGTGTTTGTTAAAAGGTCGGCAAAGAGGTAGCGGTAGTTAGCCATGCGTTTACTTTACAGGTGGAGTTAATACCTCGGGCGATATGAAATTAGTCCCATCAAAAGTGTCGCCAATGCCAGCAAATTTTCCACGGAACGAACCACTGTAAGAGGTTTGCGCCCATAAAGTATCTTCGCCGAATAGCGACTGGCAAAAAGCGATTCCTTGCGTTTCGCCTTCGAGTCCTGCGGCGTTACCAATGACTTCGTTATTGACCACGATCACTTGGGAAACTATGTCCCCGTTGAGTTGTGCGAAATGTGCCATTTTATTCTCCTTTTATCCGACTACCACTATGACAATGCCTGAACCGCCAGAGCCAGCGCCTGTCGTTTGACCAGCACCGCCTCCGCCGCCAGTATTCGCAGTTCCTGCCGTAGCGACTCCACTAGCACCAGCACCGCCGCCACCTGAACCGCCACCGCCAGGGGTATAGCCACCAGAGCCACCTCCGCCACCTGCGTAAGTAACTGAACTTCCAGTAATTGAATTAGATAGACCTGCGCCACCATCACCACTCTTTGTTGAAGCAACACCTATTCCACCTGCCGCACCTGCACCGCCCCCGCCACCGGAGTTGTACGCATCGGTGCCAGTACCACCGTTGTTTCCTTGCCCTAATTGGGCAATCCCGATTGGATAAGTCTGCGCTGCACCGCCACCTGAACCCCCATTTCCACCAGGGTTATTAGCAAGACTTCTTGAGGCGCCCCCGCCACCGCCGATACCGGTGATGTACGCCAAACCCGATGAGTTGCCACCGCCACCGGGTGCAGTATTTGCCGATGCTCCGCCACCACCAACGACTACAGTTTGCGTTCCAACAGGAAGAAAGACCGATGCGTAATAGTTCATTCCTCCCGCACCACCGCCGCCACCACCGCTGGCACCTCCCGCTCCGCCACCACCAACACACAAAACTTCAACATAGCCAGCCGTTGCGACTGTGATCGTTCCGCTACCAGTAAATTTGTAAATAGTTTTTGGCGAACGAGTGGATGAATCAATAGTTGGAGAGCCAGTCGTGCCGGATACAGCAGCACGACCTACGCCGCCAACCCCCCCGAATACAAATCCTGTAAGTAAAGGCATTGTTATCTCCTATGCGAACTTAGTTGGGCCGCCAGCAAGAACCGTGAAGGTTGCCGCAGCAGTTTTAATGATTGTGAACGAATATACATCTATTGCGGAAGCGTTACCTGACGATGGGGCGGTTCCGCCCACCCATTTCGGGGTGACTGCCGACCCGTCAACTTGAAACGCCGAAGCGTAATAAGGCGTTGCGCCATTGGTATTCATAAAGACAACGCTGTAAGCATCGCCGACATTCATGATTGTATTAAGAGTTGTTCCAGCCGTACCCGTAAAGTTGAGAGTGAAGTTCGCAGAAGCGTTTGTTGTGTAATAAAGGATTCCTTGCGTGTAAGCATAAAAGGGGATTGTTCCCGTAGCCGCTGAAGCAGAAATCGTCATAAGCTCGCGTGGAGATGAAAGGTATCCATCTGTAATTGTTGGCGCGGTGAGAGTTTTATTGGTGAGGGTTTGTGTACCCGTAAGGCTTACGACTGGAAGGTTTGTTGTGGTCTGAACGCGGACATCGGTGATGTTGGCATTGAGGATAGAAGTGACGGAAGTTCCGACTAGAACCTGAGCAAGTGCGATGGAGTTGGCTGGCGTAGCAGGTGCGACTGGTGAGGCGGCGGCTGTTCCTGTGACCACATTCACCACGATGTTATTTGTCGAGCCTGAGTAATAAGCATCATTGACGGTTAAGCAGACGAGATCAATGCGAGAGTTCGTTGCCGGCGCGGTAGCGATTGCCGCGTTCACTACGGCATCGTTGTAGGAAACATAAGTTCCCTGAGTTGTCGTGCTAGTTCCTACGATTGCAGCCCAACCTACGGCGATGTTCACCGACATATTTGGCGTTCCGTTTTGGGTTACGGCAAGAGAAGTTGAGCCGATAGTGCCCGTTGTCGCGTAGAGAGCTTGAGTGGTTAAGCGATCATTTTCCGCTGGATGTGAGCCGTTTTGTAACCAGCTAGGCGGTGTGCGTAATGCCATCAGTTCTCCCTGTTATACATAAGCGTTGTTCCATTGTACCGAAGCGGTTGTTGTTCCTGCGATTGTTCCTGAACCCGTAAAGTAAAACTGATTGGTGCCGACTGCCGCGTTAAACCATGTGGATGATCCTAGCAATAAGTTACGAGCAGGGTTTCCGTTGAGAAGGATTGTGCGGTTGAGCAGATCAATAGAAATGACATTTGAAGCCGCCATTGTGTAGTTAAAGTTCAGAGAGGCGTTAGCCGTAATGCTTCCGATGACGGGATTTGTTACGGGGCCGTAAATTGAAATGAGCGGGTAGGTATTAGTCGTTCCGCTATTGGTGACTGTGGCGAATTGGGTGTTGGAACCTCCGCCGAAGGTCAAAGGATAAACGCGTGGGTAGGTGCGACCTAGTGGGGTTGTGTAGGTCATAATCGCCGTTTGAACACCGTTGTCGTAATAGCGAGGGTCAGGGCAAAAGAAGTCGTATTGGGCTTTAATGAAGCCGTAGGTGTATTCGGGATCGACTGTGAGTTTTGATGCCCTCACGCGAGCGTTGATGAATTGAAGTCCATTGGCAGGGGAGATCTGAAACTGAAGTGGGGTTGTGCCTGTTTGCTGAGGCTGGAGAGTGGCTTGCAAGAGGTTTAGGTTTTGAAATGCTGAGTTGCCGTTACCCGACAAGATGAGCATGGTCATTGTGATCGTTCTACCGCTAAGGAAATCTCGACCTGAGAACATTCCGTCTTGATATCCGCGATCTGCATCTTGAACGCGCAAAGTTGGCAGACCTTCTAATCCATCAACCGAGGTAATTTGATAAGGCGAGCCTGCCCCACCAAATACAAATCCATTAAAAGCAAAAGAGTAAAAGTTGAGTGAAGATACGGTTGCCATTAGTCACCCCTTCTCATGGAAGTTCCAGATAACAAGCTAGGTGCAGAAACATTTGTGGCTATCGGGGTGCCGAATTTGAGCGCGTTCACCGTTTGTTGCGCCGTAGCGTTAGGGTCTGTGAGGTTTATTCCAGTCACCGATACATTGTAGTTGGTGTAATTAGAAGCATCTTTTGTTCCGCCTAGCGCATTAGGAGAAGTCGTTGAAAGGGTTGGGGTATAAGAGTTGTATCCAGTAGTGACTCCTAGCGCAGAGCTAGCGACCCCTAACGATGCTAAAGAGGCTTGAACTTGCTCTGCCTTGGCTTGTAGCGCATCAAGTTGTTTCATGGTCGAGTCTGAGATGGCAGTTACAGACTTGCTAAAGGCATCCTGAGCCGCCGTAATGGAGTTCTGAAGGGTATCTTGCGCCTTTTGTAAAGCAAGGTCACGGGCATCTGTGGCGGCTTTTGTAGCCTTATCTAAGGTGTCTTGGGCTGTGGTAAGTGATTTATTAAAGGTGTCGTTTTCTTTATCCATTGCCGTCTGCATGGCAATTGAGTTAGCGGAAAGTTGATTTTGTAGATCGATGCCGACTTGCGCGTATTGCTGCGCGAGGGCTTGGGTAGCAAAACTCGCTCCATCGTTCATCTGCGCCGCAAGAGTATTGAGCCCGTTCTGAGATGTGTCTTGGATTTGAGCGTAGAGAGATTTAATAGAGTTTTGAGTGTCAGGAGTTGCGTTGAGGACTGACTGAGCAAGCGCATCTCCCTGGGCTGGCCCTTGTGCAATAACCTCATTGATGAAAGATTGGTTGTAACCCTGCGCAGCAAGAAGTCCGGCATCTTTCTGCAGTTGCGTAATCTGTGCCATCTGGTTTTTGAGCTGAGATACCAGACCGCCGGCAGTTCCTCCACCAGCCGTGAATAGTTTGCCGATGTCAATCTTGGTTGCGCTGGCAAACGCGCTAGTCATTGCATCAATAGATTGCTGAATAATACTCTGTCGATTATCGGCGGCGGCTTGCTCAATCTGCGCGGCTTTATCTGCGTATTGTTGCTGAATATCAAGCAAATTTTCCTGATGGGTGGCAGTAGCGTTCTCGACTGCGGTGTTGTAATTATCTTGCGCTGTAGCCATAGCATCGTCATACTTTTGGTTAATGTCTGCGACTGATTGGTTGTAAGTTTCGTTGGCTTTTGCTAAAGCATCGTCACGAGTAGCAGTTGCCGCATCCATCTTCTGTTGACGGTCTGTGAGAACCGCGTTCATCTGATCTTCTAGTTTTACTGCTTCATCGTTGTATTTCTTGATTTCGGCGTTGCGCTTGGCTAGTGCGGTGGCAGTTGCTTTAGCAGCAGCAGCGTGGGCTTTAGATACATTTCCAGCGGCTCCGAGGTTGCCTGTAACGCCGGTATCCCCACCCGCGCCAGTAGTTCCGGCAGTAACGAGTTGGTCAGCAAGGCTAGCTCCCCCACCGATTTTCTTATTAGCTAGAGCATCTAAGCCCTTACCAAAATCACCGATTTTCTTTGCGGCTTCATCAATACCTGCGCCGATACCCTTGAAGTGACTGCCGATAAGAGGCAAGTGAGAGGCAGCATCTACAACTTTACCGATAGCCCCTACGATGTACCCAAGAGCATCAACGATTGCCTTAATAACATCAACGACGACTTTTCTTAGACCTTCGTGCGTGTTCCAGAGATTTACAAGTTGTTTAATCCAGTCGCCGATGGCGATGTTGTATAGCCAAACGATTGCTGGAATGAGAACGCCCGTAATAAACTCCATCAGTTTTGTCAAGATCGGTATGACAACTGCGCCGACCTTAACTGCCACATCGTCAAACTTGGCTTTTAAGACTTCAATCTCGCCGGCGAATGTGTGAGTGTAGCCGATTGCTTGCCCGCCGATCTTTTGGTTTAACTCATCCATTGCCTTAGTGATAGCCTGATTCTTGGGCAAAGTTGTGTCTAAAGTAATACCAAATTCTTTGAAAGCGCGAGCGTTACCCATTGTCCCTTTTTCAAGGGTCATTGCGGCAGTAGCTAAATCTTCATGTTTGTAGCGAGCAAGATCAGCTGCCATCGCCATCAACTTGGTGGCTTCAGTTGTCGAGCCTGTTGCAGAAATTAAAGTCTTATATGCGCCCTCTGTGGCAGAAGTAGAAAAACCCAACGCCGACATTTTTTCCGTTGTCGCTTGGATTTCTGTTCTATTGGCGGCGGTGTTTTGTTTAGCATCGTTGAGGGCTGTTGAAAGTTGTTCTGTGGCTACTTGTGTATCTTGAATTGCCTTAATAGCATCGCGCAGGCCGCCCTCTAGCATTTGTGCGCCTTGCATCATTAAGTTTCCACCAAAGACTCCAGCCATGACAGTCTTTAATGACAAGAATTTAGACTCTTGATTTTTAGCTGTGTCGCCAATTTTATTAAGTCCAACGGTGGCTTGATCTACTGCGCTAGTAAGGTTTCCAAGAGCAACTTGGATGTCAATATTTAATGGAGGAATATCACCTGCCACTCTAAACCCCCATCGCTGCTCTTAGAAATCCCGTTGCGATTATCTGCGCTTTACCCGTTGCGATGAGATTCTCACGCGCAGGGGTCATATATGGGTATTTTACCCCATTCCAATTAGATGAGCCTTGTTCTACTGCTCTGGCGTATTCAGCACCGGATTCAACGCTTGCGACATAAGTGCCAAATCCTTGATGCCTAACTGGTTGAGCGATGATGTTGCGAAAAAGATTACCCGTTGCGATGTTCGGGCCTTCTCCTGATCGTGGGCCGATGTGAGGGTTGTGGCGTAACTTATTATTCTTCTGAATCGGTGGGTTTGGAGTTTCACTAGCAATTTTGCAAGCATCTATCCAGAGAGCAATAGAGACTACTCTCGTAGCCAACTCGCCTGCTTTATCCATGCGATTTTGCCATGCCCTCAAAGCCGCTGAGACTTCGGGCAGGTTATCGCTCACCGCTTCTCCATCTGTTCGACTTTCACTTGCTCAATGGTATCGGCTATTGCTAACAACCACTCAGCCCGTACTGCTGGCAGATCATCTACTTGGTCAGGAGTCCAACCAAACTTATCTGCAAATCTAAAGTAGAACCATTCCTCATCGGGATAATCAAAGTCTGCGTGTCTTTGGAACCCTTGAAGTAATCCTTTAAGCCGTTCTAGTTTTCTAAAGGGCTATCTGGGTTCTGGCGATTAAGGTCGGTGTCTGCGAGTTCAGGGAAGATTGCCTTAATGTAGCTCTCGGTTTCTTTGACGAGCAGAGAGTAGTCAGGGATTGAAAGTTCCTCGATGGATTCCTCTTTAACTGAAGGAACGAGAAGGTCGTATGACCACTCTTCAATGATTGCGGCGAGAAGTGCGTTACTGATAGCAATTCCGCGCTCTGCTGCTGACCCACCATCGCCAGCCTTCATAATGCGGTTGCGATCTTTAACTTTAAGTGAGTTAGGGTCTTTGAGGGTAACTGTTGCGCCTGATGGAAGTGTAAGTTTTGCCATGATGCCTCCTAGTAAGTGTGCCTTCTGATTATCTTAGCAAAGATAGGCAATGGGGGGACAAGCGAAGGCGGGCTTATCAACCCCCATTGCGTTCTATGGGTTAAGCGACTGAGGTGGTTACTGCGTTCTTGATAACCCACTTGACAGGTGAGTATCCGACAGTTCCAGCATCGGTCAGGTTGCCTTGAGCGTTGAAATCGACCAAGACTTCGACGAAGTCCTTTGAGCGTTCGATAACGGCGAGTGTGTACGCGCCCTTTGTCATCGTTGCTTGGATTGATGTTTGAGTTGCACCTGTTCCAGTTGTCCAGTTAAAGACGAGGGCTGGTTGGGTGTTGGTGAGGTAGTTGGTGAGCTGAGTGTCATTCTCCATGAGGATTGTGGCTTTGCCCGTTACCTCTAGTGCACCGAGGAATACCTGATAAGGAGTCTGCACATTTGAGATTCCATAGACAGGAGTTACTGGTCGCTTGAGATCAATGTTTCCATCTGTGTTGGTTGAGATCGTAGTACCAGCAACGCTGACAGTTCCAGTCCAGACAACGCTTGGAAGGACAGTTGAGAAAGATGGAGTTGGGGTCGATGCGGTAGCGGACTGCCATCCTGTTGATTTTGCATCGTACTCAAGAAGTCCGTCTGCGTTCCACTTCAGAGAGAAATCTGAGAACTGATGACCTGTCCATGAGCGAACGCCGGCACCGTAGAAGTCAAGCAAGGTGTAAGCAGAAGGTTGAGCATCTGCGCCTGATGTTGCTGAGTTTTTGAGTGCGAGGGTGTGGACATAAGGTGCTGAGCCTGAAACGACATCTTCACCAAGTACACCAGCAAGAGGGTAGATCACGGTGTCAGCGAATACTGCTCCACCGAAGTCAAAGGTTGAGTGAACGCGACCTTGTAGGTAGGCGTAATTCTTAACAAGCGAACCGCGCAAGCCCTCATCGTAGAGAGGTGTGAAAACATCTTGAGGCTTGACCGAGTTGGCAAGAACGGGGATATACGCGGTTGGAGTTGTGACCGCAGTTCCCTTTGTTGTCTCTTTAGCGATACCTACATACGAACGATGTGTATTTTGTAGTGCCACTTACTCACGCTCCTTGCGTTGTGTCAGGCGCGGCTGACTGGGTTGTTGTTTTCTTTGGTGCAGAAGCGAGAGTTACATCGGCGGAAATGATCTCGTCTGCCGAGTCAAAAGTATCGCCGGGCTTGACGGTCAATCCAAGTGTAGGAAATTCCTTCACTTCATCGCCGTTGTATTGATAGGTTGCCATTGCTCTCCTAAGCCTGAATCATTTGGGTAACATCGAATCGAATCTCTGCAAAGGTTTCAGTCGCTCCGTTGTCGGAAGTAACTGGCTCCCCGTATAGACAGTCAATCGCTGGTTCCGCGCCTTGCCAGACATTAACCTGCGATGAATCGCCGAAATTGTGACTAGCTCTGAGCGTTCCCTTGATGTTGTCCACTAGTGTATCAAAATCCGCCATAGCATCTTCGGCGTTATTTTGTAAAGAGTGATGAAAGATTTGCAGGACAACGGTGTAATCAACGCGCTTCCAGCCATTAGTTGCGCCACCGATTGCAAGACGGGTTTCGCGCTCGCTCTGGATGAAAATTACGGCGGCGGCTCGACTCATCTGCCCTGCCGTTGCATTTACCTGATAATTGATGCGCTTTGGAAAAGATGTAAAGACTTGGTTGAGGGTAGGGATAGCCGCCCCAACTAGATACGAATAGAGGGTTGATCTGAGATTGGCGCGACCTGCTGCCATTAACGCATCCTTCGGAACGGCGCAAGAAGTTGCTTGGCAAGAGCTATGTCTGAGCCAATGATTTCTTGAACGCTTGGGCCACTAGAAGCGCGAGTTGTGACTGCCATTGTAAGCGAGTTATCTCCGCGAACCTTGAGAAACTCGGTCGTAGCCAAGATCGCAGCCTCTTTAACTGCTTGTGGCATATTGCCAACCGCTACGCCTGAAGCGTGGGTGTATTTCAGGGTTCCCGTGATATTAACGGTGCTTGAGCCGTAGGCGTAGGTGGGTGAAACGACAACTTGCTCGGTGTTTGCGCCGTCATAGATATTGACTACGGTTCCAGCCGTTAGACCGATTGGATCAACCATTGTGAAAGATGTTCCACCGGCGGTAGCTGAAGCGATTAGACCATTACAGTAGCCAGCGGTGTAGTTATATGAGGCGTAAATACGGGAACGGGTAGATGGTGGGAAGCCGAAAGATAGTGGGCCTTGTGATGAGTAGGAAAGCCCGACCTGACTCATTGGGTAGATAACTTGGGACTTCTCAAACCAGCATGATTGAAGTGCACCATCGGAAACGGCAGTCATGTTGGTAGGGGTCACGCCATAAGAAAGGCTATTGAGGGAGACAATGTTGTTGTAATCTGGCGAGAGAATAAGAAATCCCTCTTGGCTGATACGGGCGCGAGATTGCTCGGTGAAGTTCTGAGCGATAAGGGGCTGGTTTACATAAATATCAATCCACGATGAGGCGCGTTGGATGACTGAAGATAACTCTGCATCCTGTTGAGCAGAAGTACCGCCGACCACGAGGTTGTTATAGTCAATCGCCGTTGGAGCGTTTTTATACTCGGCAATCGTTAGATAAGAACCTGACTGAAACTGTGTGATTGGCGATACTGCTGCGACCATTGTTAATCTCCGTCTGTGTTAAAGGATTGTGGGTATTCATGTCCGCATTTTGAACATAACTTGAACCAGTTGGCTCTTCCGCAGTTAAGGCAAGTGTACCCTCTGTCATTATCGCCTTGCGTGTGTAATGCGAGGTTTGCCTCTGTAAAGCCTTCCGCTTTTAATGCCTTGATGTCTTTAGGATTTTCTGCGCTATACAAGCCAGACTTATCAGCGCGTAAAACTCTTGAACCTGATTGCCTTTTAATTTCGACTTCTTTAGCGAAGCCATCTCTGGGAACTAAGCGTGACACGATTTGCCTTTCTTATAGAACAGGGAGAGAGCCGATTAAGACCCTCTCCCCATTACTTACTGATTACTATGCAGAAACGATTCCTGAAACTACGCCATTCCAAGCAGGAGCAGCGCAGAAGAATGTTCCGCGGAAGTAGGTTGAGAACTCATAGGCGAACTGGGTTACAGGCCATTGAATACCCATGTAATCCTGTACCAAGTAGTTAGCCCATACATCACTAACCTCTGTGTCAGGAATTGGCAAGGTGTAAGAAAGAACTGGAGCAACGCCTTGTGGCAACCAGGGGTGAACTGTGAGTGCCAAAGACTTTCCTGTTGTTTCGTTCACGATTCCATTAACAACTGAACCATAAGTAACTCCTGAGGTTTCATCTTGTGAAATCTGCAAGCGGTAGTTAGCGTTCGCGCCACCCTTAATCGCATCAGAAAGTTGCTTGCGGTCTGAGCCGTTAAGCAAAATCTCGTCTGGATCAGCCTTCACATTGTTGTAAAGGTTAGCGAATACAGTCTGGAACTCTGTGCCCGGATTTGTATTGCTGAAGGTTGTGTTGATGTTGTTGTTGTATCCGGTGTTTGCACCGAGAACAGTTGTCAAGATTCCATCGTAACCTGTTGCGTAAGCAGAGGTGTCAGATGAGGCGCGGGTAGCTACTGCACCAGTTGTGGTGTAAGGAGCTTGGTTACCTGTTACTGGTGTTCCTGTTCCACCCAAAGTAAAGGTGAGAGAGGTTGTGCGGCCTTGATACTTAGCGTTAGCAGCACCAGTTGTGGTTCCGACATAGATGTTGTATCCAAGTGCGCCGGTAACAGCAGCAGGAATTGTGATTGTCAAAGCCTGAGCGGTTGTTGCCTGTGAAGCAACTGTTGTCAATACTGACTCACCAAAACCTGTTGTAGATACGCCAGCATCAGAGGTGACATAAACATAATAGGTTGCGTTGGTGAGGGCTGTGACTGTTCCTGAAGCTGAAACAGCGGTGAGTGTAGGTGTTGAAGGTGCTGAGAGTGCGCCTGCGTAACCTGAAGCAGTACCGCGAGCCATAAGCATCATGCGCTCTTCCATCAACATTGTTGCGTAGAGAGTAGATGTGCTTGAGAGCTGACGGAGGTCTTGGTATCCCAAGCCTGAGAAGTTAGCATCGAAAGAAACGCTATCTGAGAGGCTGTAAGAGTTGTAAGGCAAGATGATGTCATCTGAGGTGTAGCTGATCTTAGAACCGCGCTCGAAGTTGATTGAACCGAATGCAGTTGTTGTTGATTCAGTAACGCCAGGCCAAATTTGTCCTTGTCCACCTGTGCCTGTGCCTGTGTAACCAGTGATGCGCTTGATGCGGTGTGAAGTACCGACACCCTTCTTGCGTGGGATTCGGTTACGAAGTGGTGTTGGGCGTGGTGTCAAGAGCTTTGCAGGTGCTTCGAGATCGAAGGCTGCGAAAGAAGTTGAGAGTGGGCTAGTAAGTGTGATGTC